GGCAGCCAATGCACTGCTCTTCACGCCTCCAAGGCCCCACCCCAGTACATCGGGAAGGGAAAAGAGGAAGAGAAGAAATTTGGCTGCAGGGGCAAAGCCCCCTATCGGCCCATCAGGGCCGCTACCCGGCGGCGTCTCAGTGTGACTTTGCCGCGAAGTACGGAACGCTTCAAATGAAGTTTGTCCTTACTCGCATCCAGGTCATGCCCGGACTCAAGTAACTGTAAACTCTTAGATAAAGCAGCGTAATTCGATATCTCACCAGTGCGGTGAGATACCTTAGGAACCAGCGCACTTATTTCAAAGCGCTGTAAATCAGAGTTCCATAAATGGATACTCCGATAACCTAATAAAGAAATACGCCCTAAGCCTTCACTTTCGCTCGATACATAGGGTAAATCCCCTATGATCGCTTCTACATAATCGTAGAGCATCTGAGCGGTTTGCCAATAACCTTTAAGGTAAAATTGGTTAGCCGACCAGACTGTGCTAATGATGGAGGCTGAGTCCCGCTTGTTCTCTGGAAGCATTTTTCGAAGGTATACTGGTGTAACCACTACGCCTTCATATGCATCCAACCCACAAGATTCCCTGAACCTTCCGGTCCAAAAGGACTTGTCGGCATTAACCTTCATATTGTATTTCCGAAGGTACTGGAGAACAACGTCCGCATTCGTGGACGGTACGATAATATCGTCACCATACACGAACACCTCTCTAGTGACTTTAAAGACATTAGAGTAGGTGTAAGAGAGTTTATAGAAATCCAACAAGGCCATTACACATATAGTGTAGAAATACATGGCCTCAATTGGAAAACAAAGAGCCGACCCCATAGACGCAAACTTTTCCAATGGAATAATTTTTCCATTTGGAAGCTGCGCACTATATGACCTACATGCATCGATGGCACCCTGAAGATCGGGTGACATACGAAACATCTCTAGGGCAAGTGAGCGTGGAACACGGTCACTCGCTTCCGAGAGGTCAATAGTTGCATATTGACCTGAGGCAGAAGCATCTAGAGCAATAGCCTGATTAACGGTTTGGTCTGTGAAATTCACATGACCCTTCGTTAAGATGTACGATTCTATCTTTTGATAAAGATAGTCTCGTATTCCTTGTTGTGCAAATTGCATACAACAAGGCTCCATTGCTATAATGCGGGGTGTCTTCAGAGTCTTTGGAACAGTCACAACCTTTACAGGCTGTTCTTGGTCCATAGGTACCTCGGTTAACAATTGGAACTCCATGCAATCGGTCGGCAAACCCAAAGGGTATGCGTTACCGAACCATGGGAAATAAGGTTCCAACCGAAGGTGCCATCTACGCCAGAGGTATTTCATGTTACCATGAATACCATCGGCCGTAGCGCCCGGACCATGTCGTGGACGACATCTGCTAATTGCAAAATCAGCAAAAGCGTTGTTCCACAGAAGATCAGAAACTTCACGAAATCGTGAAATCTCATCTTCACCGGGATTGAAACTGCTGAAGGCAGACTCGATCTCGACATACGTATCAATCGCCGATTGGACTCTTTTAGGAGTACAATCGAGTGCCACTTTCGAGAAAACTCGACAAACTTGTCGAATCGACTCAACAGCGGTTGCAATTGATACATCCGCAGGGGATTGGTAATCATAAATCAACTCTCCTGTATCCTTGTTAAAGACAAGACTGGTTATACCTTGCAAAAATGCAGGGATTAACCCACCCTTAATCAGGCGAAAGCCTGGAAAGGATGTTGAGTCTATATAACCCATTGCTAAACTTCTTTCGAAGTATTTAGCAAATAAGGGGAGGGTTATCGTCAGAAACGATAGGCCCTCGTCTTTAACGCGTGAACTAATTGTTAAATAGTCACGCTTCAAACCGGATACATCAGCGGAACACTTCGTGTATGCATCCATAAGGATGGTATACACGACTCTTAGTGAATCACTTACGTTGCTTTTCACATTCTCCACCTTTCTACATAGTTGTGGTAGAATGTCAAGCCACTCCGTCCGCGATCACGCCTCAAAGAGGACAATCACGGTAACGACGGCCTAAACATAGGTCAACGGGACAAGAATCCCTAGGATTCAAGCCCGACGAGCTTTGTCATGGCGGTCGAGTCAAGGAACGCAAATAATGCGGCCTTCAGGTCATTCACCTGTGTTGATGTAAATCCGATCTCGGGTCTTTCGACCACGAGATAGATGCCAAGAGTTTCATAGTCGTTTTCCGCAGTAAGCGGATCGGCTACGATAATCTTTTCATCCACTCGGACCATCGACCGGACACCTTGTCCGCCGGCCTTTCGGCCTACAGTTGAATGACTAATGGTCATAACGTAAGTACTATCAGCATTCTGATAGATGCTCCGTTTGCCATTAGACTCAACGCGAGGTAAAGACTTCGCAGAGCCTGCAACCGTGATTGACACGGGATCTCCGAACATTGTGGTTGACCTCCTAAGAGAAAGTGACTGTTGGTTACGACAGTCTGTTCACACTGGGTAGTCAATCCAATGCGCTTTAATAGACTGAAGCGATATCTCGAGAACCTGTGGAATCATCTTCGTGTGATCCCGAGCGCTCCGAGAATGGATAACTGTCGTGCAGACAAATCTGACCACGACAGGCTAGGTCCATATGGAGAGGAGAATGGATCGCGCTGCTTACACACGATTTCTCGTGTGAAAATGAAATTCTTCACACCTGATTTGAAAGGAACCGCAATGCGGAACGATCGAATCACGTGATGATTTCTCATTATATAACAGTTGCGTCCAACAAGGGAGTCGAGCCAGATATCCTGGAGGTAATTTAAATAGTTACCAAAGCCAGTAAACCAGTCGACTAACCAACTCCAGGGTGTGATAGCCCAGAGATGAGCTGGTGTAACACGGACACCATAGATTGATAACAATCTATGGATAGCCATGTAAGCAGAATCAAAATCTGCCCTTCCAGCATCAAACTCAGGACGATAATAAGCGAATTCACCAGTAGCGTAAATACGGGTACGAAAATCGTCCCATATTTCGTAGGTGATATCGCCATTAAGGTACTTGTATGGTATAGTAACGGGATATCCAGGTAAATAATTACCTGAATTTATCCGTTTTACCAACACAGAACCAGAATCGTCTTTGACCGTGACCCTCCCTTTCACCCATTTTCCATTGTCGGATGTTAAGGCTTCCGCCTTAGAATTATATCCTTCAATGGTATCCTTGATATTCATCAAGTCTTTGATGAAGGGAGCCCAACCAAATTGGTAGTTCAACCAATGATCCGAAACTTCTTTCGGCATTAGGCGGCCCATAGTCCTGATATGTCTTAAATTGCCAGTGTGAGGATTGGATAACCAATCGTTCCACTTGCCATTAAAGAACCTAGCAGTCGTACGGAGCTGACCCGGTAGGTCTCGTAATTCATAAAGAAAAACAAGACCACCAGTTGACTCAATTTTAGGCTTGAGTTTATTCCAAGCCCGGTCATGGTATTCTACTAAGCTCGGAAAAAACAGACCGCCGTTAAGTGTAACCGCCACAGGGTTCTGAAAAAGATCCCCGTGCTCCCAAAGGATTTCTGGGGGAGGAGAAATACCTCCAACCAGAGTAGAATCCTTAGGGACACTTTCCACGCGTCCGAATCCGTAGGTCTTATTTTCGTACCTCAACTCCATCTTCAACGAGCGGAATGGTCCGCCAGTCTTATACGGTGGCCCAGAATGTTTTTCATCTTGGGCAGCCCATATAGACTTGTACGGAGGATCGTAGAACTCGAGATCACATGGATTGTACTTCCGTAAAGGCCCAGTACGTCCATATGGTCCCGTTCGTTCATAATCATCCGTGACGACAATTTCGCCCTCATGGCCCGGACGACTGTCCCAGTCTCGGAGATGAGATAACTCATAACCGAGGTGGAGCAGCTTTCGTTCCATGGGGACGCTACGTCGCCTGGTGCGAGTTGTGCTTGTAGACATGCTATCAACCTTTCCATAAGAAAGTAGTGAATTCACAAAGAGTGAAAGGAACTTCCCGTTCACTACAGAACTAGGGAATACCATCGCTGATATTCCGAGGGACCCCGAGA